GATCTTACAGAGATAGATGAACCTGAATGGTTTGTCCACCCTATGCCAGCAACAACAGAGTTTGAGAACACTAACAAGGTAGAGAAGGTAGTTGGATACCTAGATACAGAGGAAGCGGTAAGGCTATGACATACGATTACGAATGTCCAGGGTGCGGTGAGATACGCACTGTTGAACGAAAGATGATTGACCCAGAAGCTACATACATATGTACCAGTTGCAACCGCGTACTTGAACGCAAGTGGTCTTCTCCCCCTATCAGCTTCAAGGGCACTGGCTTTTATACCACCGATTCCAAGCACTAACCCCCACCGGAAAGAGGTAACGGTGAGGGTTAGTTGGGCTGCGAAGAGGCGCGTCTAAACTATATCACAGATGTTTCCGATTACCCATTCAACTACCGGTACTGCGACGGCGTTTCCCATCTGCTTGTAGCGAGATGAGTCCGACTGTCCAGCTGTCCAATCGTCAGGGAATCCCTGCAATCTTTCACATTCTACCGGTGTCAAGCGACGCACAGTTCCTTTGTTCAACAAGGTCTGATCATTAGATGTTGCTATAGTCAATGACTTATCCTCGCTAATCAAAGGGCCTTTGCCCCCACCTGGTTTACCTTCTCGCATACGCATTAGCGTTGCCATATCTTCCTCCTCTGTAATTAAAACACCAGTTGATTGTTTAGTACCAGATCGAAGAGTATGGTGAGTGTCAGCTAGGCTGTCATTGAACTCATCGTATGCTTTAACTACAGCGACTCCGTGACCACTTACTGAATCTAATGTATACATAGGATCTCCGTCTTCTCCATATCCTTTGCCTTGTGGCCCAGCTGTGTCGCTTCTTCCGATGATAGTTCCTTGTATTGGAATCGTTGCAACCATAGATACATTGTTTCCACCTGTACCCATACGTGATGTAAGAGTATTCATTGTATCTCCCTGTATCCTAGCTCCGTCGTGGTAGTGAGGGTGAAAGACAATGATAGTAGTACGCACATCTCCATTATCAAATGCGTTCATAGTTGGCATCACTCCCCCTTCAACCCACGTCTCATAGTCATCTTCATTCTGTGCTCGCCTACCCTTAGTGAACCACAACGTGTCCATTGTTGGCATCTTGATTCACCACCGTTCCGTGATGGTAGAGCTCTGCTGGTAGGCAGTTAGCTACATCTTTTCCGCTTCCGAGGATTGGCTTTCGAGCGCCTTCTGTAATGGTTCGGGCAGAGTCTTGCCCCTCTTGTTTGCTCTGCGTAAGATTCCCTCGCACGCCTTGCTGCTTAAATAGTATTTCTGCGGCGCTTCCGCTTGAAGCACGTCGGCAAGCGATGAAGACACGCTTGCGCCGTTGGGGTACTCCAAAGTACTGAGCATCAAGCACGCGCCAGGCGACACTATACCCGAGGTCTGCCATCGTGCTGAGTACGACAGCAAAGTCTGCTCCGTTGTTAGAGGAAAGCAGACCAGGTACATTTTCGAGGATTGCGTACTCGCTTTGCGTTTCTTCCACAATTCTTGCAATCTCCCAAAATAACCCGCTTCGTGCGCCAGCAAGACCAGCTCTCTTGCCAGCGACGCTGAGGTCTTGGCAGGGAAATCCGCCTGTAATAATTCCTCTGCTTGGTATAAATCCTGCTCCAATTAAATCACTCCCCTTTACTGTAGTTACATCATCAAAGATCTTGCTATTAGGAAACCGGTGTGCCAGTACCTCTTGGCACTTCTTATCTATCTCAACAGAAGCCACAACATCTACACCGTTACGCTCCATAGCTAGGTCAAAGCCACCCACACCAGCGAATAGTGATACTCCTGTTAAGTTACTCATTAGTACCAGCCTCGTCTATCGTGGAAAGCAAGAGCGCGGCACGCACTCCCTCGATAGCGGTGTTCAAGGTATCGTAGACCGTGAAGGACTTGAAGTTCAGGCTCTCCACTACGCTCTCTAAGGAGTTGAGCAATTCCATAAGCCGAACTTCCTCGCTGGTTCTTTGCGAGGTGGTCAAACCTGCTCTCACGGGTCCATAGGGTGACAAGGCACGCTCTCTCTCTCGGCGAATATCCGAGAGCTTTACTAAATTTGATAGCGGTTTGTCGATTCTCACGCTTTTCCCCCATTGTCGCCTTCGTTCTCTCCTTCATTACCGGCTTTGTTTGCAGGTGCAGAGCTGGCATTGGATTGTGTATCCACGAGGCTAGCAGCAGTAGTGCCGTTAATATCAAGCCACTTCTTACCCATTTGTTCATCAAAGGCTTTCTCCTTCTCTAACAATTCTTTGTAGTGTTCAAAATGGGCGGTAGCCAACTTGGTTAGGGCGCGATCTCTCGCTCGTCTGTAGTTTCTGTAGCTGACAGCCTGACTTGCGGCAGACTTCATTCTCTTTTCGTTCATTCTCTTCCTCTCTTAATCATAAGGTAGCCTACCAGTAGGACAGCCATCATTACCAGCCAGTAGTTCATCTACTAGCCTCTCTTACCATTGCCGTTATATCCAAAGGTTGCCCTACCAAATGGGCGTCCTCATCATCGCTCTCCCACCCTGAAACCAGGATTCTCTTAGCCGTTGGTGAGCTGGCTACCCAGGCGAGAGCCTCTCTCTCGCTGTTGCCACCCCACTCGGCGTTACCGCTTTCGTCCACTACCTCATAAAGCAGGATTAGTTCAGACTTAGGTGGGTGGAAAGGTATTACATTACTCATCGTCGCCCTCTCCCTCTGCGGGAAATAGTTTATCCCAACAGGCGGGGTGCGTACCGGATATAAGAATCTCTCGATCTCCCTCGCTCATATCGGGGAAAGCGTTTTGGATATACTCTCCCTCTTGCCACCTTGTGACCGCCTCACGATCTAAGCTCCAGACTTCATACTGGTCGCAGACACAGCAAGGTTTAGTTTTAACTACAATAGTGTCACTCATTGCTCTCTCCCTCTTGTGTATTGAATAGCCTGTCCAGGGCACGGTTTGCCTTGTTCAGCGTGGCGATAGCTTCCGCCATCTCCCTCTCCATCATCTCCTGCATAGTCTCGCTCATATTTTGCACCCGCATTCTGCAATCTTTACTAAGTGATCCCCGCACGTTACGCCGTAATGGTAATCACACATATAGAAGTCCTCTTGCTGTTCGCTCTTGCACCCGTAGGCGTGGCACTTACTCATTCTCTCCCTCTTTCTCTGTTGCTAATTCCCTGCATAGTTTGCAGGTATTTTGTCCGTTGATTACTTCCAATACTTCGTCACTTAAATCTCCGCACCAAGCGCAGTTGTAGCTCATTCGTTCTCTCCCTCTTTCTCTTTACAGGTGGGGCAGATATTGCCCTCTCCCTCTTGCTCGTCGTACTCTTGCCCACACTCTCCGCATTTGATTTCGTTGAGCTTGTGATTGCTCCAGGGGTCGCCGTCGTAGTGACCCACTTATGCCACTAAACCTTTTAGTCGTCGATATTCTTTCGGGGTGATATTGATTGACGGGTAAGCCTCGCTCTCGCCCTTGCGTAGCTCTCTAAATGCCTCTCCGCCGTCGTCGTATCCTTCAGGATAGAAACCTAAAAAGCGACCTTCTCCCGATAGGTGAATCCAACCTCTGCGTGGGTTTCCGTTTGTGTCATTCTCTGCGTTTACTTTGATTAGCATTTGTTGCCCTCTTTCCAGCTGTCGTATTGTGCTTTCAATGCGTAATGCTCTGCACATTCTAGGCAGATTTCCATTTCTTGAGCTTTGTCACAATATGTTAAGCATTTCATTTCTCGCCCTCTTTCTCTTTTAGTTCCTACTAGTTGTAGGCTACCACACTCTGCCGGATAGACAGAGCGCGATAGTCCGCCTCTAGTATTCTCGCCCTGTTGCCTTGGTAAAGAGCCACCAGGCGCCCTCTACCACCGCCCACAGCGCCAGCGCCCCCACGATTAAGAGCGCAAAGCTCATTAGGATCGATCCTAGATAGATGAGCTCGCTCATTAGTTCTCCCCCTCTCTCTTTGGGTATTCCTCGTACTCGCACCCTTTCACGGCACAGTATAGAAACGGAATCCCTGAGTGTCCACCGTCTGATCGAGTTAGTTCGTGCTGGTGTTCGCTCATTCGCTCTCCCACTCTCTGACGTCGTTCATTCTTTCCTGAATCTTGTCAATGCGTCGCTCGCATTCTTCAAACTCTGCGATTGCTTGGCGGATAATTTGGAACTCCAAAGAAGAGAGTTCTCTTCCTGCGGCGGTGTTCACTTGCTTTTCCATTTCATCGCGTCGCGTGAATAACTTGTCCTCTTGCTCTTTTAGTTGTTCAAGGTGTGTCTTCTCTGTTTTTGTCATTACTTGCCCTCTCTCTCTACTGTAATTTCGCGTGCTGTCCAGGCTTCATCGTTGCCTTCGAGGTCTTGCGGCTCTTGAATCTGTAACACGATCATCGATATCAGGTTATTCATCTGATCGTCGGTGAGTGGTGAATCGGTGGTGAACTGAACTGTGATCGAGTGCTTCATTGTTTCCTCTTTCTATACGGTATAGATCGAATTTACTTGTCTGTCTTGTGTGAATTTATAAGTGAAATGAACTGATCGTGACTTAGGCTCTCAAAGAGAATCTGAGCGACAATGTCATTGAGCTCATTTTGTAGTTCGGTCTCATCATCACGGAGAGAGTTATCGAAACCGACGGCTTTAGTGATTACACGATCGAGGCATTTCATCATTTCTGTCGAGGCTTCGACGACGATGTCCGTGAATGCTTGGTGCTGTGTTGCCTCGATCCATTCTTTCTCATTCTTGATTATGTCCATTTTTTTCCCTTTCGTATCCGATGATGACCTCATCAGTAGCCGAATTACGGCCAGACGCCTCACGGCGTTTCGGTCTATTCTTGATTGTCGCGGAAAGTACCTGCAATATCAGAAAGTTCCGCATAGTTTTCATCTGTCATATTTTGATTGTGTTCCATATAGAAACGAATTGCCTTTTCAATTACTTTTAATTCTTGATTGTTGAAATTGATTTCTGTTGTCATTTTTATCTCCTTTAGAAAATGTCTAAATCGATGATCGTGTTTAGGACTTGCTGGTAATTCGATTCGCCACGTCCATAAGCCTTAGCGATTTCTAGTAGCGCTGGTGTCTCTTTAATCGCTTCCACGATCAGACTTGGCTCAACGCCAAGTTCACCGGCTAGGCACATCACAAGATGAGGGGCGCTTAATGCTTTATCGATTGTGTTCATTCTTGCCTCTTTTCGTGAGGGGTCTGTCTCACGGAATCAATGTACAGCACTCTGCCCTATATCGGAAGCATTTAAGGGTAACAGTTTGGTAACGGAATGCTGTGAACTTTCTGAGCTTTAAGTTACCAGCGAGTATTGTTACCAGGCAGGGCTACTCGGTAACTTACGAGCTTTATACGATCATCGAGTTGGATCGAGTAAATGGCGAACACCTGTTCGACGGCTAGAGATATTGACGGTGCGAACACCTGTTCGGGTCTGCCGGATTTAGAGGAAGCCCCCAAACCTTTAGCAATACTTATCCACAGCCTTGTCCACAGCCTGTGCATAACCCTGTGGACAGCTGACAACGCGGTCGGGCGAGTCACCCCCCGTTGCTGAATTCCAGCGCGTGGGTCCGTATACTCCCCAACAAAAAATATTTGCTAAAGTGAGATCCCGTAATATGGCTCTGACCTGCGGTTATGTACTGTGTGACTAACGTCACATTAGCAAAACGGGAATTGGTCTAAATTTCCTGCCTTATATATAGTAGGGGAGTAAAGCGGGGAATGGTCCGGTTTACGAGCTGTACGCTACGGGTGGAACCCTTCGCGTAGCCCCCTAGGGCGAAGCGATCAGTACCACTAAATACGGGATAATTCTATTCAGTATTAAATCTCATTATGTGAGACAATCAGCTTGGTATAAAACTCATACTGGGTACATTAAAAATGTACCTGTAGATGAATCTTCATAACCTACTGGGTAGGTTCTTAAATTCATCCTCAACTTGGTATAAGGAATCTGTGATTCCGGCCCTTTGAATATTCCGGCCCTATTTTAGGAGATTACGTGGCTGATAACTCAGCAGATATAGCCAAGCGTATTATCCTTGGATGTGTAGCAGAAGGTATGACTATCGACGCCGCCTGTGGTAGCGCCGGTAAATCCATCAAGACCTATGAGTACTACCGTCGCACCGATAAGGTATTTGCAGATAAGATAGATCGAACCCGCCTTGGCCTGAAGGAAAAGTCCTTTGCATCCGGCGATGTTCACGATATCGACTTCGTAGAGTTCCGCCAGAAGTTCCTACACTCTAAAACCTTTGCTCACCAGAAGAACCTCATAGATGTTATTGAAGGGCGTGAACCTTCTTGGTTCCACCCCAGTATGAAATATGAGCCAGGACTTGCCTCAAACCGCGTCCTGATAAATATTCCGCCAAACCACGCCAAGTCGATTACGGTCACCGTCGACTACGTTACCTGGCAGGTAGCACGTAACCCCAACTTCCGAGTACTGATAGTTTCACAGACACAGCAACTTGCAGCAGACTTTCTCTACGCCATCAAGCAGCGACTAACGCATCCGATGTATGCAGACCTTCAGAGCGCTTATGCAGCTGGCGTAGGGTTTAATTCTAAAACGGCCTCGTGGCAGGCAACCCGCGTCACCTTCGGTGATGAACTTCGTGAGTCTAGCGAAAAGGATCCGAACATCGAAGCCGTCGGTATCGGCGGTCAGATTTACGGTAAGCGTGCCGATATGATTATTGTTGATGACGCCGTTACCTTGAAGAACGCTAATGAGTTTGAGAAGCAGATCCGGTGGTTAACCCAGGACGTGCGTTCCCGTCTTAACCCTACCGGCAAGCTAATTATTATTGGTACACGAGTAGCCTCGGTAGACCTATACCGCGAGCTACGCTCTGAGGATAGATACCCAGGCGGCCTTGTCCCTTGGAAGTATCTTGCGATGCCAGCACTGCTTGATGCAGATGAAGACCCTGACAAGTGGGTTACGCTTTGGCCTGCCTCAGATGCACCCTTTGATGGACAGGCAGAATCGGATAAGAACGATGACGGCCTATATCCACGTTGGTCTGGTCGTAACCTTTACAACGAACGCCAAGCGATGGATGCTAGTACTTGGGCTTTGGTCTATCAGCAGCAGGATGTATCCGAAAACGCTGCCTTTGACCCCGTGTGTGTAAAAGGTTCTATTGATGGAATGCGTAAGGCTGGTAACTTAGTTGCAGGCCACCCAGGACATCCACGAGACTTAAACGGCTTTACCTACATCTGTGGGCTAGACCCTGCGATGATTGGCGATACCGCAGCTATCTGCTACGCCATTGATAGATCAACGAGTAAGAGGTACATAGTAGATGCTATCAAGATTAGCCGTCCGTCTCCAGCCGATATACGTAATCTTATTTTTGATTGGACATCCCTATACTCACCGTCCGAATGGATCGTTGAGAAGAACGCCTTCCAATCCTTCTTAACGCAGGACGAAGGCATCCGTATGCACTTAGCCTCACGAGGCGTGCAGTTTAAGGAACACCATACCGGCTCTAACAAATGGGATGCCGGTTTCGGTGTGGCATCTATGTCTACCCTCTTTGGTACCAAGCAGTTTGATGGTAAGCACCATCGAGATAACCTGATACACCTTCCATCAGATCAGACCGAGAACATTAAGGCTCTGATAGAGCAGTTAATTACCTGGACTCCAACGACTAAGGGTAAGACCGATATGGTGATGGCGCTGTGGTTCTGTGAGATTCGAGCACGCGAGATGCTCAACTTCGGACAGTACGCAACCCACCATATGAAGAACCCTTTCCTCTCTCGTCACGAGATAGGCAAAAGAACAGTGATTAACTTAGAAGAAGCATTCGCAGAGCAAAACAAAATCAGAGTAATTTAGGGAGATAACATTGTTATCAGTCAAAGAAGTTGACGCGAAGCTATCGCGGCTACGCTCACGGTCAGCATCACGCGACCAGCGTATGCGCGACGTGCTTTCGGTACGTCAAGGAGATATCTCAAAGGTATTTCCATCTATGTTCTCCGAGGACTATCCTAAGCCTCTCGTTGCCAACTTCATTGACGTAGCAGCACGCGATCTAGCAGAAGCAATGGCACCACTGCCATCCTTTAACTGTTCAGCAACTAATATGGTTTCCGACTCTGCCCGTAAGATGGCAGATACTCGCACCCGTATTGCCAACTTCTATGTATCAAACTCTGACCTACAGCTTCAGATGTACACTGCAGCCGATTGGTATAACACCTATGGTATGTGTGTTGGTATGGTTGAGATGGATTATGACGATAACAACCCACGTATCCGTATGCTCAACCCATTTGGTGTCTACCCAGAGCTAGACCGATACGGCAGAACACTATCTGTCACTCAGGTTATTATCACTGATGCAGAGTCTTTGGCAGCACAGTACCCAGAGTTCTATGACCAGATTCTAGGTCGCAACCAGTACCAGCTATCTTCACCGTATGTGTCAATGGTTCGCTACCACGACAAGGATCAGGACCTACTCTACTTACCAGAGCGTAAGAACCTAGTCCTATCTTCAACACCTAACATTCTTGGTAAGTGTATGGGACGCACAGTAATGCGTTCATCACTAGACGGAGAAGCACGCGGTCAGTTTGATGATGTACTCTCAGTGCAACTCGCTCGTGCTCGCTTTGCTATCTTGCAGATTCAAGCAGCTGAGAAGTCTATCCAAGCACCTATTGCTATCCCACAGGATGTGCAAGAACTTGCACTTGGTCCAGATTCCATTATGCGTTCTGCTAACCCACAAGGTATTCGCCGTGTACCACTTGAACTTCCACCTGGAGTCTTTACTGAATCCGGTGTACTAGAGCGTGAACTTCGTATGGGTGCTCGTTACCCAGAGTCTCGTTCAGGCAACATTGACGCATCAGTAGTTACAGGTCGTGGTGTGCAAGCACTACAGGCTGGATTTGACACACAGATTAAGGCAGCACAAGCACAGTTTGCTCGCCTCTTTACAGAACTTGCAGCGCTTTGCTTTGAAGCAGATGAGAAAGTATTTGGCGGCATCCCAAAGACTATTAAGGGAACCGACGATGGAACACCGTACGTACTTAAGTACATCCCATCACGCGACATTAAGGGCGAGTACGGCGTAGATGTCCGTTACGGCATTATGTCCGGTATGGATCCTAACCGCGCCATCATTGCTTTGCTACAAATGCGTTCAGATAAGCTCGTCTCACGTGACTATGTACGCCGTGAGATTCCAATGGACCTTAACGTTACACAAGAGGAACAACGTGTTGATATTGAAGAAATGCGCGACTCTTTGCGCGTTGCTGTTGCTCAGTACGCTCAGGCGATACCGGCACTCGCGGCGCAAGGCCAAGACCCTTCACAGATTATCGGGCGTATCGCAGCTGTTATCCAAGGTCGCCAAAAGGGACAAGCGCTAGAGAACATTATCGAAAAGGCATTTATGCCAGAACCAGCCCCAACCCCAGAGATGCCACCTATGGCACCAGGTATGGAGCAACAGATTCCAGCAGCAGGTGTGGCCCCCGCTCCTGCCTCGCAGCAACCTCCACAAGAACAAGCTGGTCAGGCCCCTGCTGCTGGTCAACGTCCAGATATAGCTCAACTACTAGCCGGTATTTCCGGCGCAGCTTAAGCGAGGGAGGTGTAAATATGAATAAAGGATCACGTGCATCAGCACCTGTGTCAAAGCCAGTTGAAGGCAAGAAGGATACCTCTAAGCCAGCAGGCGGCAAGGTATTTTTTGGAATGATGCCAGCAGGCCGTCGCGGTACAGCAGTAAAAAAGGGATAACAAATTTAGTGGAAGGTGTATGGGACGATGGACAATAATAAGATTCGTCGTCCTATACGCCCTTCTGACTTTGTTGTAGTACTTGCAGAAACTGCGTATCATTTATCGCAAGTTATATCAGGATTTTTTGAATCATTATTAGAAATAAGTATTTACCATTCTAACCACAAGACTGAAACTAATCAGGCGTGGGAAGAGATGGCGCAAGACCTAGAGACTTTAGAGGAGGACCGATGACAACAGCACCAATGAATCCATTGGCAGGCGTAGCAGGTCCTGGTAAATATTCAGTACGTACAGATAACCTTGATATGGGTTCAACTGCATACGGAGAAGGTGTAGAGACAGCCGCTATTAAAGCAGGAGCTCCACTTGCAAAGACTGGCGAAGTACGCGGTATGCCAGCATCAGAAGTTCGTGCATCAGTTACAGAGACAGTTACTCCGCTTTACGCTCCAACACAACGCCCTGAAGAAGAGATTACAGCTGGCGTTGATATTGGACCAGGTGTTGGATCATCAGCGTTAATGATGGGTAAATCTGCAGAGAAACTTTCAGATGCTTTAGCAAAGATGCTTCCATATGATGAAACCGGCGAAATAGGAATTCTTTATCAGCAAGCACTATCTAAAGGACAGTAATGGCTGAGAATCTAAAAGCAGCCGCATTTTCTGCAGGGTTATCACCTGTTGAAAAGAAAAAAGTAGATGACTATAACAAGTCTCTCAAAGTACATAGAGAATTATTAAACCTTCCACCAGAGGTTGCAACAACTGTCTATAATAATAAGCCAGCAAACCAGAAAAAAATTCTTGCTGACAATTATGGAACAGAAGATCCACAGACAAAGCCATCTCGTGGTTGGCTAGGTACTGCTTGGGCTTATACCGGTGGTGCAATTAAAGAGGGTTTTACTCTTGGTCTAGCTGGACTACAGAATGTATCTGACGTTACAACACGTGTATATCGTGCCGTCGCTATTCCACTATCACAAGGTGAAATTGGGTTTGCTTGGGATGAAGCAAATGATAAAGGCGATAAAGTTTTTAACGAAGGACGCATTGAAGATGCTAAGGCCAAGTTTGGACAAGCAGCAGTTGATGTAGCAATTAGAATCTCCAGAGGAGAAACTGCAGCAGAAATTGCAGAGACTGCAACTCCAGAACAATTAAAGTATTTAAGACTTGCTGACAAAAAGCAAGGTTTAGAAAAAGATCAGACAACTAAGAAAGACCAGGCAGATAGAGACTTATTCCAAGATACTCTTGATGCTGTTAACGCAGCTAAGTTCTCACCTGGTCGTCAATTAGCAAACCTTATTCTTCCAGCCTCAATGGAAGGTTCAGGGTTTTTCTATAAGGCTATCTCTGGTGTAACCGATGCAGCTTATCGAATTGCTGTAGATCCTCTTCTTGTAGCTGGTAAAGCAAAGCGTCTATATGATATTAAGAAGTATGCAGTAGAAGTACTTGTTGGCGACACCGCAAAAGGTGGCACTAAGTTGGCAGAGTATTTTGCCAAGCCAGCAGCAATTAACTTCTGGGATGAATACGGCGCTAACCTAAATGCTCTTAACAAAGCACGTGCTTCCAAGAATGTAAAAGAAGCAATCGTTGCAGAAAATAATCTTAAGCGCCTAGCACCTGAGTTTGGTCCAGCAGTAATCAAAGATATGATGAAGGCAGATTTGCCTGTAGTCGATGCACTTACCGCTAAGGCTTACTTTGAAAATGCTGCAGAACTAGGTTCTATTATGACAGGAAGCATTGGTCGTCGTAGAGTTTTAGCTCCTAGACTTGATGTGGCACGCAAAGCTCGTGTAACTGCAGCAACTACTGCCAACAAGGTTTTCAATATTGACAGAATGGGTTCACGTTTCGTCAATGATCTATTCTATGGCGCTCCTTCTACTACAGATGGAGTTATGAAACAACTTGTTGATGGAGTAGAAACAATATCAACAACAGTAAAGGCTAGAACTCCAGGTCAAGATGTTGGTCGCTTCTCTATGGAGATGATTAACTACAAAATTGATAAGTTCAAAGCAAAGTTTACAACTATTCCATTCTTTAAGGATGACGTATTAGATGTAACTGCTGTTGATGCTCCAGAACAGATGTATCGCCTAGCAAGATTGGTACTTCCAAAGGCTGAGTCAAGAGTATTAGCCTCATCATTTGCTGCAATCGAAGATGTTAACGCTAGAAAAGATGCGTTCTACGGATTGTGGTCAACCATTGCTGACATTCGTGGTCTTAAGGCAACTGAACCTGGCCAACTAATTGTCCGTCAGTTAACCGGTAAGGGCCAAACCCGCTTTAGCGTAGGTCGTTATGGCAAAGCCAAGGATGGTAGCGACATTGCTATCATTCCATCTGACAATTCAACACTTGTTTCAGCCCCGTCTGTTGCAGATATAGACAGAGCAGCTACTCGATCCGGTTTAATCCAGCGTATGGCAGGTCTTGCCAACAATGAGTGGGTAGAAAAGATGACTGCAGGCTGGTCATTCCTCACACTTGCCGGTCCTCGTTACGCACTACGTAACGCAACAGAAGATTTAATGGTTAACCTTGCTATCGGTGAGACTGCGTGGGGTCTTGGTAAAGGTAGAATCTTATCTACTCGACTTAACACTGCTAGAGGACTTGAAAAGGGTTTAACTAAAGCAGAACGAATAGCTGCTAATCCTCTTGGTGCTGTTTTGCGTATCCTTAATAAGAAAGAAGCAGAATCATTTGCTAAAAGAATGGATGACGTTGATGATGTCATTGCTAAAACAAGAGAAGAAATTAAGACATTAAACAATACTGTAAAATCTACTACAGATGAAGCAGTAAAAAATGCTACAAAGGCAAGAATTGCAGAACTTAAGGCCAGCATTAAAGGTGGCCCAGTTCAACAGCGCAGAGTTATTATGGCTCAAGCTCTTAATGAAGGTAAGTTAAATAGAGCCTATAAGAGACTTGGCATTAAAGCACCTGGTCAGTTAGATAAAGAACTTCTTGCAGAGCAGATTCTGCACGGTGATCTCGATAACGCCCTTGCTGATATTGTAGAAGGCGGAAAGAACTTTGCAGTAGGCATTGATTATGTATCACGTGCTGTTAACTTTACCCGTCAACACGGAGTTCGCAGCGTAGCGTTGAGGATTGAAACACCTCGTCCATATACGAGAGCTAAAGGCTCAATAGGTTATCAGTCGCTTCCATTAGGCACACAAAACGAAGCATCTATGGTTGCTTGGCTTATGCGTATTGGCTATTACAGCAACGATGAACTAGGCGCTATTGCTATTGCTAATCTTAGTGATACCCCAGAAGGAAAAGTAATAGCTGTTAAGAAAATCTTTGATTGGCTTGATGATCCAAAGAATAAGAAGGTTGTAGATGCCTTCCGTTTAGAAACAAATGGATACACAAAGCAGGAGCACGCTGAGATAGTTTACAAGGCTGCACGTGAACTGTTTGAAAAGCAGAACAAAGAATTAAACCTAGACCTTCTTAACAAGGTACGTCAGATTGATGACAAGACTGGTGAGTATGTAGTTCGTGGAAAGTTATCACTTGATGACCTACCAGATAATGACCTAGATATTCCAGAATACGTAGTTGGTCCACAACTTGTAGCTGTATCTGATACAGGAAACTACACATCTTCTCTTATGGAGAAGGGTTGGACTTGGCTAGGACTATCAAATGCACGTCTATCTCGTGAGCCATTAGCGCTTGCTGAGATGATTCGTATTCGTAAGGATATGCGTAAGTCTGGCTTTGAAGATGCCTTTATCCAGTCATTCATTAAGAATGTAGACCCAACTAATGCAGCTAAGGTAGAAAAGGCAACTGACCTTGCCAAGCAGAAGTTGGCACAGATTGTAGAAGACAGGGCCAGACTACAGATTCTTGACTATGTTGATAATCCAATGGTTCGTAGCCAGTTGGCATTTGGTGTCCGTAACTTTGCACGATTCTATCGTGCTACTGAAGACTTCTATCGCCGTATGTACCGCGTTGTTAGATACAACCCAGAAGCGATTGTTAAAGCTGGACTTACCTATGAGGGTATTACACACTCTGGTTGGATTCAGCAGGATGATCAAGGCGAATCTTACTTCGTTTACCCAGGTATCGAGCCTGTGTACCGCGCAGTTCAAGGCGCTATGACAGCAGTAGGTATTCCAGCAGAATTTAGAGTACCGCTTCCAGTTCAGTTTGGTGCTCAAGTAAAGATGATTACACCATCTTTGAACCCTGATTCTATCGTACCTACATTTGCTGGTCCTCTATCTGGCGTATCAATGAAAGTAGTTACTAACCTAATTGGATTCGCAGCCCCTGGAACCGCAGACACTATTACACAGATGACAATGGGTAAGTACGCAGTAGACCAGTCTATGGTCTCTGCATTCCTACCTGCTCACATCAATCGTTTATATGCAGCAATGGATCGTGACGAAAGAGACTCACAGTACGCCTCAGCTTGGCGTAAATCAGTTACTTACCTAGAAGCATCAGGCAATGGTGTTCCTAAGAAGTACAACCCAGATGGAACCCTGATTCCACCTACTGCTGCAGAGCTTGAAGCATATCGAATCAAGGTAAAGAACACCACCATCGGTATCCTTGGAACTAGATTCGTATTCGGATTCTTTGCACCTGCATCACCTCAAGTACAGCTCAAGTCAGATATGGCTGAGTGGGTAAGAGATAACGGTAGTGCCAGCTTTAAGCAGGTATGGAATGACTTGCTAGACAAGTATCCAGGTGATTACGATAAGGCAATGGAGAAGTGGGTAGAACTTTATCCAGATCAGATTCCATTTACTGTTACAGAATCTAAGCGTTCAACTGTTGCATACTTTAGATATGCAGAAGAATCTGGTGCATTTGTAGCACAGAATGAACAGCTCTTTAAGCAGTATCCACAGGCTGCTGCTTTCCTTATTCCTCACAAGGCTGGCTTCTCTTGGGATGCCTATAAGACTATGAAGGATATGGGTCTTCGTACCTCTAAGCGTGTAGAAGACTACCTACTCGAAGTACAGACTGCTACAGACCTACAGACTTACTACGATAAAAAGGGTGAGTACGAAAAGAACCTTGAGATGGTTCCAGAAGGAGTAGGCAAGACTGCACTCCGAGAAGAATTTAACTCTTGGAAAGAAATCTTTTTTGCTGGTCGCCCATTGGTACCAGAGCAACTATCACAGGGTGGACAGAAGGCTGTTGAACGCCTGAAGGCACTTGATGATTTAAGAGCAATGCTTAATGACACCAATGTAAAGGTAAAGCCTTTAACACAGGCAGCCCTCAACGATATGTTGAGACTTTACGATAACTACAAAGAGCAGAAGCAACAGCTTGAATTAGTAAGCGGTTCAAGAAATGCTATATCTGCTCTTAAGGATCAAACCATATTACAGATTAAGATTCTGTCGGATACAAATGAAAACACCAAGGCTGCATATAACGTTCTATTCGGAAGTTTATTGGGAGAGTAATGGCTATAACTGATAACGAAATCAAGGCACTTGATAAAGCGTTTAGTGACGCACGTTCAGCCTCTCGCAACGCAAAAACTGCCGCCAAAGTTGTATCAGATAGAATCAAGAAGTTTCCAAAAGACTTTCAAAAGGGAACACCGCAAGGTGATGCTGCCTATGCTGAGTTGCAAAGACTCGGAACACTTGCCAAAGAAGCGGCAACAAAAGAATCACAAGCAAAGCGCCAGCTTGATGCAGCAAAAGCCAGTCAAGCAGAAGTAGAGAATGCTGATAAGAATGAACTTGAAGCATTGCAAAAGGGTGAAGAATACGTAAAGCCTAAAAGCAAGAAAGAATTAGAAGCTGAAGCTGGATTAAAGCCAAGAAGTGCAACAGAGGCATACATAAAGTCTGTAGCAAATTCTGACCCAGAACAAGTTAGAAACCTTCAGCAACTATTAAAGGATGCTGGAAAGAACCTTATCGGTGTTCCATATTATTCAGGACCAGTTGATGGAAAATACAATGTTTCACTAGGTCAAGCTATTAGAACTGCTGATGCTGAAATGTCACAAATTGAAAAAGAAAGTGACAAGATAGTAGATAGAACTACATTCTTTAATGAAATAGCTAGTAGAGGATTGGCTGCACCAGGAGGGGTTGCAGGGACAAGAAATCAACTTCCTATTCCTACTGGAACTAGAACCGTATATACACCAACAGAAGCAATCTCTACTATCAATACTGTATCTAAAAGTCTTCTTGGACGTGAAGCAACTCCAGAAGAGTTAACAAAGTTGAGGGCTAGTCTTAAGAAAGCACAGTCAGAGGCTATTACTACTACTAAGTATTCAATGGTTGGTGGAGTAAGGGTTGCAGATACAACCGGTAACTTGGATGAAATAGAGTTTCTTTCAAATCTTATTAAAAAGAATCCTGAATACGACCAGCGCAAGCAGGGCTTGCGAGATGTCGGCAAGGCAGAACTAATAAAGACAGCAGTTGCTAATGGTCTTGACTTAGATAAAACATTTGCAAATCAGTTGCCTAACTGGACTAAGAGAATTGAGAACGGCGAAGACCCTGAAATCTTTAAGCAGTTAATTCGTCAGACTGCAAAAGTTGGCCTGCCAGATAAAATAAATAAGTTACTTGATCAGGGCTTAGACCTTGATGCTGTATATGCGCCATACAAGAACACTATGGCTTCACTGCTTGAAGTTAACCCAGATTCAATCAGCCTTAGCGATCCTCTATTAAGAAGTGCAATTCAAGGGGATAAAGAAATGCCTATCTATGATTTCCAGCGTCAAATTAGAAAAGATAATCGTTGGCAATATACAAACAATGCACGAGGTGAGGCAGCTGATGTTGCTAAAACCGTGCTACGCGACTTTGGATTTATGGGGTAACAATGGCTAAGAAAAAACTAGAACCAACAGTTACCATTGGTGGAGCACCAGCCGGTTATCGGGAGACAGCAACTCCTGCGTCAAAAAGAACCACTCCTGCTCAGGATGCAGCAGAATTAGCAGACATTAAAAAACAAGTAGCAGAAATTGCAACACAGACCGGACAAAAGGTTGACCCAAGAACTGGTCAAATTATTATTGACGAAGCTGCCACTGCTAAAAAGTATGGTGTAACACCTAAGCAAACATCAGTAACACCAACAAACACAGCAGATGCAGCCGAACTTTTGCGCTTGCGACAGGAAAAGGCTGCAATGGATGCAGCAGATCTTCGTGACCGACAGTCTGCTTACGATATTCTTTTTAACGAATTTAGCGCCTATGGATTAGGTGCCTTGGTAGAGGATGTTAAGTACCTTCTTCAATCTGACGTATCACCATCACAATTTTCTATTGAACTAAAGAATACTAAGTCATATAAGGATCGCTTTGCAGCCAATGAGAACCGAATCAAAGCTGGTCTAAGAGCACTTAGCCCTGCAGAGTATATTGGACTAGAAGACCAGTACCAAGAAATTATGCGTAACTATGGATTGCCAGCAGCTTATTATACCAAAGATGGAACAGGTAAGCAGGTAGGTTTTGAGAAGTTTATTGCTGGAGATGTATCTGCAGTAGAACTTGAGGACAGAATTGGTACAGCGCAGAAGCGTGTTATTAACGCTAACCCAGAAGTATCTGCAGCACTCAAGCAGTTCTATCCTGATATTACTAATGGCGATATCTTGGCCTATACACTTGACCCAACAAAGGGGCTTGAAGATATTAAGCGCAAGGTAACTGCTGCTGAAATTGGTGGAGCAGCAATGATTCCTAAGAATGCTGCAGGTCAACAGATACTTACTACCTCAGAAGCGCGAGCAATGCAGCTTGCTGGATATGGTGTTGATAAAGCTCAAGCAACACAGGGCTACAGCGCTATTGGCAGTGGATTACAGCGTGGTTCAGAACTCGCTTCAATCTATGGCGAGAATCCTTATACACAGGCCACAGCAGAAGAAGAAGTGTTTAAGCTATCAGGACAAACTGAAGCAGAGAAGCAACGTAAGAAGATTACCGGACTTGAGAAGGCTGCCTTTGGTGGCCAGACCGGATTAACTAGCGGAGCGCTAGCAAGAGACCGCGCAGGCGGTATTTAACAGACCTGCCACTAGAACGACTGGCCTAGTGGAGCGACAACAATTACCAGGAGTTAGAGCCATACCGAATCCCCATTCGAGTATGAGGCTAGCGCAATCAACTAATGATAGGGAGAAGGACATATGTCCAATTACGAGTACGAGGATGACGACGACGATTTCACTACGGAATCTCCACAGTCTAATGACCTTGTAAAGCAACTACGCAAGGCTGCAAAGCAAAAGGATAAAGAACTACAGGAGCTTCGCTCTCAGTTTGAAAACCTAAGCAAAGGCCAGCGCGAACGAGCAATTAAGGATGTCCTCGCAACTCGCGGG